GGTTAGAGTTGAGCAGATCACAACCGTTTCTGCGCTCGCTCTTCGATGCGGTGTTCCACCGTCCGCAGATGCAAGCGGTAAACGGCTATTTCTCCACGTTCACGGCCTATGCGCCGTCGTTCACGACGTGGCAGGGCGGACTTTACGAAGCAGAGCTTACGCGAAGCATCATCGAGAGCGGCGCAGACCACGCAAGCAAGCTGAAACCGGAGGTTTCCGGCTCTGCTCAGCCTGTCGCCGCGCGCGCTCTCAGGCAGCAGCCTAACCCGTGGATGACCACGCCGCAGTTCATCAAGCGCATTTGGACGATTCTTCAGGTCAACGACACGGCGCTTATCGTGCCTATCGACGCTGGCGACGGCATTACGATAACCGGGTACTATCCCGTGCTGCCGAGCCAGTGCGAAGCATACGACGTTGACGGCGAGCTTTGGCTAAAGCTCACGTTCCCGACAGGCGACAGCGTGCTTGTCGAGTGGTCGCGCGTCGGCGTGATGACGCGCCACCAGTACCAAAGCGATTTGTTCGGCGACGGCACGAACGTT